ATGCAAACAAACAGTCTTCGTCCCAAATAAAACTGATATTCGTCAGTCTACTATTTTCGGCAAAGTAACCGAACCTATATCTAAACCTGCATATCTGAGGCATCCTAAGGTTAATATCCTTAAGAAAAACTTAGAGAAATGTGGAGTCAATACACCATTTATCCCAACCCACGAGGTTGAACGTGCGGTTAATGAGTATAAGAATGTGCTTATGCAAAAACCCATTGAAGCCCTTCGACGAGTTTTAACTTATGAAGAATCTATTAGTGGTAATGAATTAAGTACTTATATTTCTGGTCTCACTCGATCAACATCTCCTGGATATCCTTGGGTCTTTGATAAGAAACCTGGAATGCCTGGTAAAACTACGTGGTTTGGTAATGATGTGTATTTTTATGATGAACAAGTTAAATAGCGCATCATGAGACTAGAAAAATTAGCCAAACGAGGTGTTCGTATTCCATTTATTTGGACGGATACTTTTAAAGATGAACGCAGACCCATTGCAAAGGTAGATGAACTCAAAACTCGCGTTTTTGCTGCGGGTCCAATGGATTATCTCATTCTCTTTAGAATGTACTTCCTTGGGTTTATGGCTAACATAATGGAAAATAGAGTTTCTAATGAACAATCTATTGGGACTAATCCATTTAGTTCTGATTGGAAGAAAACTGCAACTAAACTTAGTCGTTTTGGCGATAAGGTCTTTGCGGGTGATTTCTCCACTTTTGATGGAACTCTCAATTCCTGTATAATGTCATCTTTTGTTGATGTAATTAACGAATGGTATGATGATTCTGAGGAAAATAAAACTCTTAGACGAGTTCTTTTCTTGGATATCTTTAATTCTATTCACTTGTGCGAGGACATGTTTTACAGTTCCACACATTCTCAACCCAGTGGTAATCCTATTACTACTGTGTTGAATTCTTTCTATAACTCCGTTAGTATGCGTATTGCATTCTATCGTTGCCAAAAGGCAGCAGGAGTTACAGGAGTTTCTTTTGATGACGTAGTCTCCATGGTTTCTTATGGAGACGATAATGTCATCAATTTCAGTGACTCTATTGTTGATTGGTTTAATCAACTAGATGTGACTGAAGCCTATGCTACGTTTGGTATGATTTATACTGACGAAGCAAAAACGGGAAAACTTATTCCCTTAAAACACTTCCTGAAGTGGCTTACCTTAAACGCTCTTTTCGTAAAGAAAATGGCATATGGTTTGCACCTCTGGATCTAAGCGTTTGCTTAGAGATGTGTAATTGGATTCGTGATTGTCCCAATCACGAAGCCGCAACGTGCGACAATATTGAAGCAGCCTGCCGTGAACTTTCAGTTCATGGTAAACAGGTTTTT